ACTCCAGTTGAAAAAGTGTCGAAGCCAGTGACGGCTCCACTAAATGTTACAGCGCCTGTACCTGTGGTTGTTGACGTCTCCTTGACGCGATCATTTAAGACTAATGCCATAGTAATCCTACGGGGTTTCTAATCTTAAAATCGCATTTGACGCATCATCAGCCGGGAATTGTATAGTAAATGTTCCAGCACTTGATGTCTTGTCTCCACCAAAGTTTAACACGCATACAGCCTTATTGGTATCGCTGCTATTATAAATAAGCGCACCATAAGCTGTAAATGAAGCTGTAGACCACGACGTATCAGAAAAATCGCAGTAAGCGGTTGTTCCTGAAGTCGTAGGCGTTACATTCACCAGTGTGTTTCCACCAGCTGTATAGGCTGTTCCTGCATCATTAGTGGTTTCTCCACTAGTTACATAAACAGTACTAGCGACACTAATGGTTGAAGAGTTTGTATACAAAGCAATCTTAAAGGCATCCGCTCCATTGGTAAAATTATGGTCTCCAACGAGCAATTGCTGCTTAAAGCTTGTACAAACTCCGGATGTTCCTACTCCCATTTTATTGTCCTCCTTGTGGCCCTACTGGGCCGGGTTTAATTGATCCGAGTCCAGGCTGGAATGATGGTTCCGGTACTCTAAGAACACCAGACATGTATTCATCACGCCTTCCTCGGCCTTGTTGTTGCGTAACAACTTCCTGTAAAGTCTGTTGGTACGATCCTTCATAAATTTGCAGCATTTCCGCTGATCCTTTCAAGAATTTGAAAGCTTCGACAAGGCACCCATACAGCAATAGCTGTGAGGCGTTGTCCCCTAACCAGGTAGTGGTATTAGTGGATGAAAGTCTAGTTGGTAATTTTATCAGACCAACCTCCACATAATATGCCTCGTCCGGTGTAGGTACTACGTATATACTATCTTGATCCCATTGTGTATAATATTTTGGTGTTCCTTCGGTGGCCCTGTTAGGCCAGAATTCATTCATCCATGTCACATCTTTACGCTCCAGATAGGTTCTAGCCCCACTGCCCGCAGCTGGATATATCATGACGCTTCTAATAACATTAAATAAAACAGGGGTAGGGGAAGCTCCTCCAGGTAAACTTAAAAATCCATTAGAGGCCGTGAAATTGGTGTATTGATAGGAACGAAAAACTGGAAGATCAGCGTCCCGTAAAATTCTATTTTCCGTATGCTCTATAAATCCATCCGTAATGGTGGACGTGAAAACATCAGTACTGACTTCTGAATAGTCCAGTATTTGTTGTGTTAATTGTGCGTATGTTGCCATTATGCGCTTATGGTTACAGGACCTGCTGAAACAGGGTAACCTCCTCCTCTAATTCCTCCAGTCGTAGCTGTTGATGAACCTGTGGAAAAATAATACCAGTCGTCAGATCCATCACTGGACCCTGATACGTATTTTCCAATTGTAATTGTATACCCAGCAACAGCACAAAGAACTGCACCCGTAATGCCGTCCACTTCCGCGCAATCATTAAATTTATTGGTTTCAGAAGATACAAAAGGCATTCCTCTGAATCTCACTGTATCTCCAGTAGATCTATCATTATTGGGGGAATGAACGTTTATAACCTGTGAGCCAGAAGCGTAAGTTTCAAATGGATTAGTTGGTAATAAAATAAGTGCAACCGGTTCTATCCTCGCTGGCCTAGCATGTTGCAAAGCCTGGGGATCAGGGGAATGCTCGTGAGGCATAAGTTGTGGTGCCTTGGGAGTAAACTCACTCGTATGCACCCACGCACCTGTCCATTCTCGTACCATTTCCGTGTAGGGAAATTGTAACCCACTCCGATCAGAAATGGCTAAAGCAAATTTTCCGCTAGCATATGCCATCTATTAGATCCAAGTGTATTTTTGTTTTTTATTTGTCATTACAGCGCCTTGGCCTTGTACAGTTCCAGTAACTTTTCCTTTACTAATTTTGAAAGATTCACCTCCAGAAGCTCTATTAGTAGAAGTCGGAGCGTTTCCCTTATCAGTTGCTGCTCCTACATTCATAGCTGTCTTTGGTGTTTCTATTTGACCTCTTCCATAATGCCCAATTTTCTTACCTGAAGCATCACGGCTATTGGCCGTTGATTTATTCCATAATGGATTGCTCATTGGTCCTCCTTTTTACATTCGCAGTCTGTGCATTGACAATTGTCTCCACAATCGCACTCACGACCACATTTTTCACATTTCATATTCCCTCCTATGGTATATATGCCTGTGCCGGTTTAATCCTGAACGATACCCGTTCACGGTTAGCATCAGCTGTTCGCTGAAATTCTTCATCATAAATTGACTTTAATCCAGGCGCCATCATTGGAGTCCTTTTAATCGCTATATAATAGGCTAATCCAGAAATTAAACAAGGAAGAAAATAGAAGGGAACATCCGCATAAGTGTTCGACGCTCCTCCACTTACAGAACTGCTTGTTGCATCTTGGATCCTGTTAACGTAGAAATATTTAAAGACATAAGCCCTATCAGGAGTAGGATAGAGCCAAACTCTTATATCCTGTTCCGGCCTTCCGCTTGTAGCGGTGGTCTCATCTGTAATATCGCTGTATGTGCTCGCTCCATTAATAACACTAAACTGTGTGGGTCTGGCCGTTCCGGCGCTTCCCGTCTGGTTCTTTCTACTTAGATTCATGTATTCTGTTCTGGAAATCTTGGTGATCGTCACATCAGTGGTAGTACTTCCACCTTCCAAACCCCTATTTACAGGAGTTGAAGCTGTTGCGTCATACGCCGTCGTTGTAATTGTAGCGTCAACTATATCCATAACTTTTTGGTCAAGCGCAAAGTTATTTGTTCCTGCCGTCAATGTTTTGAAATAATAGTCGATGGTCCAGAGATTAAGGCCACGGTTGGCCCATTCTGAAAACATAAGATTCAAGGATCTTTTGGCAGTCTTAAGGTCGTAACCCGTAAGTACCTGCAATCCACATCTTTCGAATGCTTCCTCTATGATCTCCGAGATATCGAGATTAAATGCTCTAGTGCCTGAATAAGCCATTTAACCTCCTTAACTAGAAATCGCAACGTAATTTTTAAGCCATTCCATTTGAACGAATACGGTATCACCACCAGTCCTAGCCGGATTGACAATGGCTACATCGCCATCATACCCACCAGCCGCCTTATCAGCCACCGTAGGCGACAAGCCTCCAGTGTTACTGAAATCATAACTCCCATATCCATTCAATATTAAGAAAGGTATGTTAGTAGTGGCGTTCCATTGACATTCTGTTGCATCCGCATTGGCGGTCATGAAAATATTAAACCAAACTTTATTTAAAGTCAGGTGACTGCATTCTTGATTATTTGCACTTTTATTTAATGCCGAAACATCAATCGTTAAAGTTTGCGCAGTAGCTGCGTCACCAGCTGCAATTGTATAATGGTTAATGAATTTTCTTCCGCCGTCAAAAGTTGTTACTAAAGCCATAATTAATTCCCCTTATAAAAGAGTGGGGTCATTACACCCCACTCACGGTTATATTATCTTACCAAGTATCTCCTGAAGCAAGGTTCTTAGCTTGCATAAATTCGATCTTGATCCACGCTTGCCCAGCTGTAGACAACGCTCCAGTTGGAGTATAAGTCAACACTACCTGGACATCAGAGTCATAAGCAACGCTGTCTGAACCAGTATCCTCTTGAGATATACTCTTCCAAACTGCACTTTGTGTAGCATCCACAGTTACAGCCGCACCAGTATTACCAGTAGTTGTAACTGCTCTCATAATTGCAGTAGCAACGTCAGCTAAATAATCCGGATCATCAGATTTTCCAATTTCAATTGGATCCGCTGTTCCAGCATTAAACGCTTCTGCTACCCAAATCTTAATACCAGTAATGGTAGATTGATAAGGAACAACACCTAACGCTCTAGCATAGATATCCGCTGCCACAGCCGCTGTTCCCACGGTAATATTACCTGTGGTAGACCCACTTGTAGCGATTTTAGTCACACTTTTGAAGTTAGCCGCAGTGCTCATAGTAGTATAAGCAACCGTGCTACTTGGTCCTGTGACCGCTTCGCTTAAAGCCTTGCCATCAACATCTGTGCCATAGACAGTGAACGTGATTCCTGAATCATTGGCATCACTTGTGATGCCGATTTTTCTTGCCCACGCTGCGTCAGCAGTTGTTGAAACTGCACTTCCAAGAGCAGGTGCATAAATTGAATTGCCATTAACAGTAGCAGTTAAAGCACCATTCAATGTCAAGTTGCCTGCACCCGTACGTGTTTGTGAAGCGCAAATACCGTCTGCATCTGCTGCTGCTGGTTCTTGAAAATAACGAACCAATGAGTTTAATGCCCAGTTGGTATCTTTTAAGTCTTTACCGCGATAACCACCTGATGTGGATCCGCTAATTACTGGACCCGTTTTTACCGGACCCGAAAAAGTTGTTGTACCCATTTGTACTCCTTGGCTGTATAGGCCATTTGCTATGCCGTCTCTATACCGTCTGCCTAGCCAGTCTGCATAACTATTTACTAGGATAGGAAGGGCGAACTAACTTCGCCCTTCCTTAATTAATTTTATGCTCCTGGTGAGCCAAATATTCCACGCCAGTCAGACCAGCCGAAGCTGTATCTTTCTCTCGCTTTATATCTAACGTTTCCAGTATCGAAGTCGCCTTCCATCGCAGTACGAATAGGAGCTCTAGTGAAGTGTTTGAGTCCATTAGGAGCATCCGTTTTAATGAACCAAGCGTCTGTATCAGTCAAGAAATTGTTTACCACATAACCTTGTGGAATCATTCCCATTGATTTTACAGCGTTGATGTCATTATCAGCAGTT